TAGCAGTTTAGTTTTAAATTTTCCACCACAACCAGGCGAAACAGATTTTAAGCAACTTTACTTTTTTTGGATTCCAGAAGAAGTTGCAAAAGAACGACACAAAAGGAACTTTCACAATTACGTTAATTGGCAAAAGCTAGGATTGATAAAATTCACAAGTGGAAACGTAATCGATCATCAAATAATACGAAACGACATAAACGAATTAGCAAATAAATTTAAGATTCAATTTATAAACTATGATGCTGTTTTTGCTACAACTTTAGTGACTGAATTAACCGAGGACGGAATTGAACTACATCCATTTAGACAAGGGTTTATGAGCATGTCCGCACCAACAGCCGAACTCGAGCGACTTGTAATGAGCGAACAATTAAATCACGGAAATAATGAAGTAATAAGGTGGATGGCTTCAAATGTATTGATTTTACGAGACGCCAGTGGGAATATGAAGGTAGATAAATCAAAACCAGATAACAAAGTTGATGGAATTGTGTCAAATATCATGGCCATTGCTGCTTATATGCAGTCACAAAGAGAAGAACCAACACCTTTTATAATGTTACCATCAGTAAGAATATGAACGATTTAAACGAAATAAAACGAATTTTAGACCTAAAATTGAACACAAAACAAGGTTATTTTCTTAGGTATTTCCAACTTTTGGCAGTTCATAAAGACTATCAAGATACATACGATGCTTTGGAAGATGAATATATGACTGTATTCCAGAAGCAAAAGTATTCAAGTTACGATAGTTTTAGGGTGGCTAAATCAATTTACCAAAAAGGGAAATAAACCCAAAATAAAACTTTGTTATCATAAATTACAAAGAATGCCAAAATAAGACTTTTAATTTGTTCTTAAATGGCAAACAGATTACAACGTGTTTTAAGTGCAGTATTCGAAAAACGAAGTGTTGAACGCTTTGGCACGTTTCCATTTAATTTTTTTAGCAGCTTCTCAAAAACAGCGAAGTCAGGCGAAGATGTCAGCTATGATTTAGCGAAACAATTAGCCACTTATTACGCATGTATCAGGAATATTAGTGATGACATTGCAAAATTGCCAATTTACTTTTCAAGTGTAAACGAACAAGGCAATAAAACCAAACTTAAAACTTTTCCAGCGGCTAAATTACTTAAAAAGCCAAACAAATATTCAACTGCAATTACTTTAATTTCAAGTTGGGTTAGTGATGCAGTGCAAAAAGGCAATGGATATATTTTAATTCAAAGAAACTCCACAACTGGAAAAGCTGAACAATTACATTTTATACCGTTTGAGGTTGTTACGCCTTTAATTACAGCCGATAACAGCCTTATTTATCAATTAAACTACACTACCTTAAATTTTGTTGGAACTTATTTGGGTTCGGACATGCTGCATTTAAAAGGTTTAGGACGTGGAATTTTAGGGGATTCAATGATTAATTATCAGGTTCAATCACTAGGCAAGGCTTTAGGATTACAAAACTTTCAATCTGAATGGTTTAAATCAGGTGCATTAAGCGGGTTAATTGAGTTTGAAGGCGTAAAAGACGAAGTAATGTTAAAAAAATATTTTGACATGTTCGTATCTTCTTATCAAAGTGGAGGTATTGCACCAATGACTGGCGGCTCAAAGTTTACTAAGTTAGGAACCACACCTGCGGAAAGTCAGTCAGCCGAAGCTAACGACCAAATGAAAAGCGAAATAGCTTCATGGTTTAGAATGCCTTTAACAAAACTACAAGACCAAAGCCAATCTAATAATAATTCACTTGAGCAGGACAATATCAATTACATAACTGATTGTTTAAGCAGTTGGATAGTAAAGATTGAGCAAGAAATTTCAACTAAGCTTTTAAGCGAATCCGATCAAGAAAAGATTGATGTAAATATTGACGAGAATTTACTTTTAAGAGGTGACTCAAATACGCAAGAACGCAAAGCAAGAACTTTATTTATGTATGGTGCGGGAAGTCCTGACGACATTCGTAAAATGTATGGTGAAAACACTTTAGATACAGAATACAGTAAAACTACTTATGTGCCTAGCAATATGATACCTGCAACTGAAGCCATAGCATTTTGGCAAAAACAATCAACAACCCCAAGTCAAAAAGAACCAGGATTAGGAGGCCAACAACAATAAAATGGAAATTTTAAGAAGAAATATAAACCGTGCAGCCGACATTGTAAGCGAAGATAGCCGAATGATTAAGGGTTATGCTGCAATATTTGAAGGCACTTACGAAATGTTTGAAGGTTATAGTGAGCGAATAGACCCCAAGGCTTTTGAAGGCTGCGATATGTCGGACGTTTGCGCATTATTTGACCACGAAACCGATAAATTACTGGCAAGGTACAAAGAAGGTAGAAGTAACAACACATTAACGCTAAAAGTTGATGACAAAGGATTATATTTTGAATTCGAGGCACCAGATAACAGCGTAGGGAATGATGTTTTAGTAAGCATCAAACGTGGTGATTTATATGGTTGTTCATTTGCTTTTTGCGTATCTGAATGGTCATATAAAGACAATCCAGATGGCACAACCGAACGCACAATTGTAAAAATATCAAAATTGATAGACGTTGGACCAGTAACATTTCCTGCTTATGAAGAAACTGAAGTTGAAGCATGTAGTAGAAGTTTAAACGAATATTATGAAAGCCAAAAACCTAAAATTACTGATTTATATTACATAGAATTAGAACTAAAAACAAAACAAAAATAACAATGAAAACAAGCGCAGAAATTAAACAGAAAAGAAGCGAGTTATACGCACAAGCAAACGACTTAGTGCAACTTGCAAAGAATGAAAAACGTGAATTAACCACAGAAGAAAAAACCAGCTTTGATGCAAAGGTTTTGGAGGCTGACGGTTTAGAAGATGACGAAAAAAGAGCTGTTGCATTCGAAAAGGTGCAAGCTAGAAATGCTAATCCAGTAAATCCAACACCTTCAAAAAGTGAAGATAAGGAATTAAAAAGATTTTCATTATCAAAAACTATCATGGAATATACCGAACGTGGTATTGACGGTGTTAGTGGTTTTGAAAAAGAAATTTTGCAAGAAAGTGCAAAAGAAGCGAAAAGATTAGGAGTTGTTTCGCAAGGTTTGTATTTAGGAAATCAAATCTTAGACTCAATGAGCCAAAAAAGAACCATGACTGCTGCAACTGCTGCTGATGGTGGAAACTACATCCCAACTACCAAAGTTGATTTCTTTGATGCTTTATTTCCTATGATGGTTTTGGACAAAATGGGCGTTCAGAAATTAACTGGTTTGTCAGCTAACACCGACATCCCCGGAATTACTTCAAGCGTAGTAACTGGTTGGGCTGATGGTGAAACAGGAACACAAACTCCAGACGATCCAACAATTGGAAACCGTACTTTACGCCCTAAATTGATTTACGGTGCAACTAATATCTCTAAAAGATTATTGATTCAAACTAATAATTCAGTTGATTCAATGATTATGAACGATATCATGAAAGGTATTGCGAGTGCAATTGAAGTAGCAGTAATTAATGGAACTGGTGCAAACGGTCAGCCAACTGGTATCTTAGGTACTTCAGGCATTCAAGACGTTGCAGTAGGTACAAACGGTGGCGCGGTAACTTTAGCTTTATTGTTACAATTAATTCAAGAAGTTCAAACCGCAAACGCTAATAATGCAAATTGTAAATTCTTAATCAATCCAAAAACAGTAGCGAAGTTAAAACAAACTGCTATTGATTCAGGTTCAGGCGCAATGATTATGGCATACGGTAATTACTTCGGTGGAATTAGCGGTCAAATTGATGGTTATGAAGCTTTAGTAACTTCAAACGTACCAAGTAATTTAACTAAAGGCACAACTTCAGGAGTTTGTTCAAGTTTAATATTTGGAGACTTCAGTCAAATCGTTTTGGGTCAGTTCGGTGGAGTTGATTTAGTAATTGACCCTTACACATTAGCTCGTAGCGGTTCAGTTGCTTTAACTATCAATCAATATGTTGATATGGCAATTAAACAACCTAGCGTAATTGGTGCAATCTTAGACGCAACAACTACTTAGTATTAATTAAGCATAAAGGAAATTTTGGGAGGTTCGAATCCTCCCAATGCTTCAAATTTTAGAAAAATGAAAACAGTAAAATTTACAAAAAGTCCAGTTGGAAAGTTTGGATTGGCTTACAAAGTAGGAACCGAAGCCGAATTATTGAATGAACAAGCTGAAGAACTAATTAACGCTGAATTTGCGGTATTAGTTGAAACTGAAGAACAAAAACCAGAACCAAAACCAGTTAAAAAAGGCAAATAGTGAAGTATAAAATTTTAACACAACCAGCAGTAGAACCAATTACTTTAACCGAAGCAAAGGCTAATTTAAGGGTGAATAATACAGTAGAGAATGACTTGATCACTTCTTATATTGTAGCTGCACGGAAATGGGTTGAAAATTACACATGGAGACCTTTAATAACACAAACATGGACTTTGTTTTATGACTTTTCGGACGTTCAGTCAATCAAAAACAGCACAATAACAATTAGTAAAAACCCAGTTCAAAGCATTTCAAGTATTAAATATTACGATAATACAAACACTTTACAGACTTTGGATAGTTCAAACTATTATACTGATTTAGGTGGCGATATTGCAACAATTAATTTCATAAATCAATTGCCAACAATCTATAATAGAATTAACGCTTTACAGATTGAATTCGTTTGTGGTTATGGTTTAGCTGTGTCGGTTCCAGATAATATTAAGGCAGCAATTTACATGATGATCACAGCTTTTTATGATAATAGAACAGGATTAGACTTCGTAAAAACACAAGAGGCAGTTCAAAATATAGTTTCATTTGACAATAACAGACATTTTAGAGTATGAACAAATTAATAGCAACACAAGGCGCAACAGTAACGCCACACGATACAACATTTTTAACTAATCCAGGCACTTTATATGTCGGTGTTAGTGGTGACTTAACTGTTATTCACATGGACGACATGGCAGGAACACCAACCGCAGTACTTTATAAATCGGTGCCAGTTGGATTCTTTCCAGTAGGAGTTAGGCGTGTAAATTCAACAGGCACAACAGCAACTAATATAATCGTAAATTATTAATGGAAGTTTTAGTTGGTAAATTTGATATGACATGCGAATTATTCGCACCAATAGTCGCTGAAAATAGTGATAGTGGTGAGGTTGTCCAATCGTATTCAAGTACGCCAACTGCGACTATATTTTGCTATGTTAATAATCGAGCGAACAACGAAATATTTAACGACCTACAAAGACAAAGTACTACAACGACCACAGTTGATTGTAGATACAATGACATTGATTCTTTAAATGTTTCGTTAAGTTGGATAATGAAAATTGAAGGGCAAACATATCAAATTACTGGTGTGGTTGATGCAACTGAATTTTCAAGACGTACGGTTATAAGGTTAAGCGGTGTTGAGAGGGTTGGATAAATGGAAGTAACGATTCCAAACGATATTGAAAGCAGAGTTCTAAATTTATTAGATAAAACTTTTGAAAATTCGCTAAAAGAATTTACAAGTTTAGCAAATAACGAAGCTTTAAAAGTTGAAACCGAAATGCAAACAAGAGTATTGGTAAACGAAGGTACTTTAAAAGCTAGTATCGGTGTGGTGAAGTCTAAAAAGAATAATTTTTTCTTTTGGGTTGGTCCACAATATTCAAATAAACATTCAGCTTTTGAGGGTGGAAACCATGGACATTTAGTTGAATTTGGAACTAAAGAGCGCTACATGAAAAAAGGACTTTTAGCGGGTGGATTTACGAGGGTTAGCGGTGGAACGCAAAAGTTTAAAGGTAAGCATGAAAACACGCCTTATGCTGGCAAATATACTGGAATTATGACCGCAAAACCATTTATACGACCTACTTATGATTCATTAGGAGCTAGTATAATTGAAAATTTAAAAAAAGGAACTGAAAAAATAGTTGCTGAACAAGGCGCAAAACAAGGATTATGAGTACATCAAACGCAGGGAATGTAATAAGATATAAATTAGTTAATACTAGTGGCGTGACGAACTTAGTAGGCACTAAAATACGTCCAATGAGAGCTGCCGATGCTGACACTTATCCTTATATTATTTACGAGAAAATAAGTGAACCGAGTTTGCAAACTAAAGATGGAAATTCAGATTGGTATAAAGCAAGGTATCAATTAAGCATGTTAGCCACAACTTTAGCAAGCGTTCACTCAATTGCTGATGCGGTAAGAGCCGCTTTAGATGGTGCAGGTGGAACTATTGCAGGGTTTAACGTGCAAAGAATAACATTCATTGAAGAGCGCGATATTTTCAACGATAACAGCGCAGTTGATGGTGTTTATATGTTACAACAAGATTATTATTTAATAATTCAAATATAAAATGGCAGTATTAGGAAATTATATGGGTTTATATGTTAATGGACAACGAATAGCCTTAACGAAAACAAACGATTTTAGTAGTAAAATGGCAATGATTGACATAACTACAAAGGATTCGAGCGGAAACAAAGAAGTAATTGCTGGGTTAAAAGAGGGTAGTTGCTCAATGGAAGGAATTACAACTGCTAATTTAACCAACCTTTTACAATTTCCAGAAGCTTTCGACAATGCTATTTGGGTTAAGGGTGGTACTGGTTCGATTAGCGGAACAAAAGTAGCGAATCCAAATAGTCAAATTTTAGCACAAACTTACACTTTTGGAACGGGAACAATAATTAGTCAAACTTTCGCAACAACTCCAATCGTTTTAATTATAGGCGATACCGTTACATTTTCAGTTTACTTAAAAGGGAGCGGAACTGTAAACATAGAAGTTGGAGACGATTCGGCAAGCGTAGCAAGTTCAACAATTACACTTTCAAGTGATTGGACACGTTACGAAGTAAGCTACTTACTTGATTCAGCGGTTGATGTTTTTGTAGCTATAAATAAAGTGAGCGCAACCGCAGTAAGTTTATCATGGCCGCAGTTAGAAGAAAATACAGCGGCCACAAGTTATAAAGGTTCGCAAGTTTCATTTTCAGATTTACAAACAATAGCTGAAGATAGAACAAAAGTAACATTATTGTATAGTGATTACTTAGCCTTAGATTTTAAGCAATCTTATGAAGGTTACATAACTGACTTATCAATTAAATCAAGCAATGACGAAGCGCAAACATTTACTTGTAATTTTCAAGGAACCGCAGCGCAAACAATAACAACTGTATAAAAAATAAAAAAATAAGAATATGGCAACTAACGGAAACGTAGCAAGATTTACAATAGCTACAAAAAGCATTAACCAAGTAACGAGCGAAGATTTTGGATTGAAAATGGCAATGATTGATGTTACTTCGAAAACAAGTGCAGGTAATAAAGAAGTAATTACTGGCTTAAAAGAACGTACTGCAAGTGCTGAAATAATCTTTGAAACAAAACCAGGTTCACCAACTGATTGGTATTTTAAAGATGCAATTGATGCATGGAACGCAGGAACTTTACTGGCATTTACCTACTCAATGAGTGCAACTAGTGGCGATGTGAAATTTAGTGGTAACTTATATGTATCGGACGTGGCTGTTAAAAGCACGAATGACGACAAGGTTACAGCAAGCTTAACTTTCGCAATTACTGGAGCTGTTACAATTGGGACTGTATAATGAAAGAACTAAAAATGAAGCACGTTAAGCAGCTTATGGAGTTGCTTAACGTAAAAAATGCAAGTGAATTGTTTTTTTATATTTCTGAATGCTTGAAAACAAAACAATGCAAGTTTTCAGAATTAGATGGTCACATGCAAACAGCTCTTTTGACTCAAAAAAAATATGAGCAAGATGAAGAAGTTACATTGAATGACCACGATCAAACAAGGTTCTGGAAATTTACATCAACATGCATTCAATTAACTGAAGGCGTAAGCGAAGAAGAAGCGGACGATAAAATTGATTCAGTTAGTAAATTATACGAAATTGGAAACGAGTTTTATGTTCAAATTATAAAACTGCAAACGATCACAAGCCCAAACGAGACACCCACCAACTAACTAGTTTAATTGGTGGGGTTGGTTCGTGGCATGATATAAAATGTTTTGCGTTTGGTGTTCTAAATTGGAGTGAAGAAAAGTTATTTGAAAGCAACATTGATTATTTTGTTTGCACTTGTGAAGGTTGGAAATTTCAAGACCTTTGGAAAACACAAACTACAAATAATTTAAACAAAAGACTTGCTTATGCTTTTGCTGAAATTCAAACAGCACAAAAACGAATAGAAATTGAAAAGTACTTTGAATTATTCGAGGTAAAAGAAGAAAATATTGAAGAAGATTTAAAACAAATAAGTGGAAATTTTCCAACGAGTTTAAATGGCAAAAAATAGCAAAAATGTACTAGCTTTAGGAGTAGGTTTAAATTTAGACCCACTAAATCAAGATATTGCCAATGCTGCAAAAACAGCGAAAGAGGGAATGTCAGTTGTTGCTCAATCGGTTGTTGATGGTGGTGCAAAAGCTAGTGGCGCAACTGAAAAGTTTAGTGACAAAGTTGTTTCTATGCGAGCGCAATTACGCCAAGCCACGCAAGACGCTCAACAAATGGCCGAAAAGTACGGAATAATGAGTACGCAAGCCATTGCAAGTGCATCAAAAGCAGGTGAGTTAAAAGATAAGATTGGAGATATAAATACTGTTATTACTGCCTTTAGTGCTGACTCAAAATTTACAGTTGTTGCGGGTGCATTACAAAGTGCAGCAGGAGCGGCAAGTATTGTAACTGGTTCAATGGCATTGTTAGGTGTTGAAAGCAAAGAAACTCAAGCCATGCTTTTAAAAGTACAAGGGGCTTTAGCTTTAACACAAGGCTTAGCAACTATAAAAGAAATGGGTGCAAGTTTTACGGCTTTAAGGGCTGTAATAGTTGGGCAAGTTATACCAAGTTTAACTGCAATGGGTACAGCTATGAATGTGGCTTTAGGGATTGCGGGTATTGCATTAGCTGCGGTAATTACAGCGGTGGTTATGTATAACAACTCATTAGATGATGAAGCCAACGCACTAAAAGCAGCCACAGAAGCACAAGCCGCAAATAATAAAGCAGTTGCAGACTCTCAAAAAATAATTATTGACACTCAAAACCTAAGAACACGAGCTATGAAAGATGGCTTAGAAAAGGAATTGAGAATAAATAAAGATAAGATTGCAATTGAACAATATCAAAATGAGTTGGCATATTCGCAGGGTGAAATAAGTGCAGCAACTTTTGAAAATCGTAAAATTTATATCAAACAAAACGGAGCAAACGAAGAAGCTAAAATAAGAAAAGCAGCCCACGATAAAGAGCTGTCGGATGTAAAAAAACATCATGTTGAATTAGCTGTAATTTATGCACAACCAATTGAAATAAAAAGCCAATTTGTAGGTGGCGGGCAAAGTAATTTACCTAGTTTAACGGCTCCGCAAGCTCCAACAATGCCAGTATTGAGCAATCAAAATTCATTGGCTAATCAAATTAGAAAACAAACTGAAGATGCAAGGCAAGCCATGTTGGAGGGTATTGTAAAAATGCAAGAAGCAGGGCAAAGATTAAATGAAGGTGTTACGGCTGCAATGCAAAACGGTTTAGCAAATTCATTAAGCGGATTAGGTAAAATAATTGGCGACTCAATTAACGGAAATATTACAGACCCTTTCGCAGCTTTAGGGGATATGTTATTACAATCTATTGGCGGAGTTATGACACAATTAGGAGCGCAAATGATTGCTTTGGGTGTTGGTATGCTTGCACTAGATTTAGGTATAAAAACACTAAACCCATTTGTTGCAATTGCAGGCGGTATTGCTTTAGTTGCTGCGGGTTCAGCCATAAGCGGAATAGCAAGCAAAGGAACAAAAGGCGGATTACAAGCTCCAAGTTCAAGCGGTGGAAATCAAAGTTCATACAGCGGTAATAACTCAAATTATATTGGTGGCCAAAATTCAGGAACATTGGTAATAAGTGGTTATGTAAAAGGCAATGACATAAACTTTGTAAATGGAAAGTCAGGCGCAAAAAACAACCGTAATTTAAGATTTGGATAATGGGATCTATTAGATATCAAACAAGCGGTTACAGCATAGACGGAATTCGTTATAGAATATCAATATTTGATAAGTCATATAGTGGCTCAATAGTTTCAGATTTTGAGTTAGATTCAAACTTTTTTGAATTGCGTTATGATTCAGGGGCTGATGAAAATTACAGCCCTATAATTGGAAGTGAACTAACTTTAAACATTCAACTTTTCAAAAACCCGCTAAGAAACGATACTACTTTATTTACTTTTCTGAAAAACATGATTGCTCAAAATGAGCAAACTTATTTCATTATTATTGAAGAAGAAATAGCAGCGGTTTGGGTTAATTATTGGCGTGGTAACGTGGTTCAGGATCAAAGCAGTTGGGCAAATGATGCTATTGAAGGTGGAAAGTCATTTACGGTTACAGCGAATGATTTTGCTTTTTTAAATGAAATTCCATTCGAATTGTTAAGTACAGCGACACCAAAAGTAGTGGGTGAATATACTTTGCGAGCAATGGTAAATGCAGCCCTTACAAGACTAGGAATTTACGATGATTATAGTGGAGATATTTTATATTATTTCCTTCACAATATTAATTGGTTTGAAACAACCGTACCCGTATTAGATAGGCCGACAACTGACATACTTTACACGATACTAACAGTTGATTCAAATTTTACAGAATTAAACGAAGACCAAACCAAGAATACAATTAAATGGATTGAAGTTTTAAAAACAATCTGTATTATTTTCGGTTGCAGATTGATTCAAAGTAAGGGTAAATTTTGGGCTATTCAAATGGCAAATTACGCCAACACGCCTGTTAGTTTTTGGCAGCGTGGAATTGACATGAACAACAACACCGTTGAGTCGGTTGCGCCACGAGTAGTGGTTGATAATTCAACTGGGCCGTTAAAGATTTTAGAAGGTGGGCAATATACAGCGGTAAGACCTTTTTATACTGTTTTTGCCGAAAAACCAAGATACAATAGTT